CTCAGGTCGAAACACTCGCACGGGTGGTACATAGGCGACGCTACGGCTGCTGAATGGGACCAGGCATACAACCTCGCCGCCCTCAGTAACGAAGGAGGGGACGATGGGTGAACGGCTCTTTGACGTTCCGGAGAAGCGGCGAATCGAAGGCTGTACGGACCTGGTTCCGCTAGATCGTGAGCGGTGTCCAGATTGCGGGTCGGACCTCGGCGTCATCACCCTTGACGAGCCCGCACTTGTCCGGCACGGCGGCTACGGCGCCACTCGGCAGACCATCACGGTTCACTGTCTTAACGAAGAGTGCCGATGGTTCCTGCGTCGGTCGGTCACCGAAACGAATCCTCGGCTCAGTAACGAAGGAGGGGGATGATGAGAACGAAGCTGAGTGAGAACCTGGGGATCATGTGGTGGTCCTCCTATGGCGATTCGGGGCGCGAGGGACTCAACGTCTACGCGGGGAAGCGAACGGTTGAGGTCTACATCAGTCCCACAGGTCGCTCCGTCGTTGTGTATGTGGACGGCAGGATGATCCCTCGGCTCAGTAACGAAGGAGGGGGCGATGACGGCTGACGAGAAAGCCGACCTCATGGTGCGCCTGCTCGAGGTCGGGGTCCCCCCGAGCGCCATCGCCAAAGCCTTCGACAAGGACGTCGACACGGTGCGCGAGGCCCAGAGCCGCCTGCACATCGAGTCCTACGGCACCGACGAGATCGCCGAGGCCATGACGCACCTGATCTGGGTGGCCTACGACACCGCACTCGGCGAGATCCGCTACGGCACCCCTGCGTCCAAGGCCCGCTTCATCCAACTGGTCCTGGCCCGCTCCATCGGCCTGGCGGGCAAGTCCACCCCCGAGACGTCTGAGAAGATCCGTGCCGCCATCGAGTTGATGGCGAGCGGGATGGCCCCTGACATCCAGCTCACCGAGTCCATCTACACGCCGGGAGACTGATGAAGACCAACGCTGAGTTGCTAGATATGGGCAGATTGCCGCTCACGCTCAGTATTGCTGAGGTGGCACAACTGCTTGACTCCAACAGTTCGACCGTACGGAAAGCGATAAACGCGGGCGACATACCGACGATTCACATCGGCGGGCGTGATCGTGTGTCCAAGATCGTCATGCGCCGACTCTTGATGATCGACTAGTGCCCCTTCATCTGACTCCGTGGATGGAGCAGATGGTCATCCAGAAGAAGGACCTGACCGTCGAGCCGCTCCGACTCTCAGAATCCTTCGCCTGGGCGCAGAAGGGCCTGTGCGCGGAGGTAGAGCGCCAGTACAACCTCGGCCTCCCTGTCCGCATCATCGTGCTCAAGGGACGTCAGGTCGGCATCTCGACGGCGTCCGAGGCGATCCTGTTCAACTGGTGCTTCCTGCACCCGGGCACCCAGTCCCTGGTCATCGCCCACGACACGAAGGCTAGCCAGCACCTGTTCGGGATGGCCAAGCTCATGTGGGAGGAGTGGGTGTTCCGCAGCGCCTACCACGAGAAGCACAACAGCCAGAAGTCACTGGGCTGGCTCGAGACCAGATCGGCCATGTCGGTGTCCACGGCCAAGAACGCCGGCTCGGGCCGATCCTTCACCTACCACGCCGTCCACTGCTCCGAGGTCGGTTTCTGGGAGGATCCCGAGCGGCTGCTGGTCGGGCTGAACCAGTCCATCCCCTACAAGCACGGCACCATCGTCATCTACGAGTCGACCGCCTCTGGTGTGGGCAACTGGTTCCACGAGGAGTGGCAGCGCGCCGTCCACCGCGAGTCCAACGTCGTGCCGCTGTTCTTCCCCTGGTTCAAGCACTCCGAGTACCGCATCGACGCCACCACGCTGCGGGCGGTGGACCTCTTCGAGGAGGAGCGGGAGCTCGCAGGCCGCCACGACCTCGACCTGCCCCAGCTCGCCTGGAGGCGGTGGGCCATCACCAACCTGTGCATGGGCGACGAGAACCAGTTCCACCAGGAGTACCCGTGCACCCCCGACGAGGCGTTCCTCTCGACGGGCACGCACATCTTCCCGCTGCTCAAGCTGGCCGACTGCTACGAGCCCAAGGCCGGGATCGTGGGCTTCCTGCACGACGACAACGGCACCATCAAGTTCACGCCCGACCCGACCGGCCCCCTGACCGTCTACACCTGGCCCTCGGGTGACCGGGACTGGGGGCGCTACGTCGTGGCCGGCGACCCGTCGCGCTCGACCTACGGGGACCCCTCGTGCATCCAGGTCTTCAACCGCCGCACCTTCGAGCAGGTGGCGGTGTGGCACGGGCACATGGACCCGGTGCCCTTCGCCCACGAGGTCATGCGGCTCGGCTACTACTACAACACTGCTCTCATCAACACCGAGATCAACGGCCCCGGCTACGGCACCATCGGCGTCTTGATGCAACTCGGCTACCCCGACATCTGGCGCCACCGCTGGGCCGACAAGTCCCCTGGCAAGCTGAGCCAGTCCTACGGCTGGATGATGTCCTACGCCCGCAAGCACTGGGCGGTCTCCGAGGTCATCAACCTGCTGGCCCAACAGGCGCTCACCATCCACGACGAGATCACCTACGACGAGATGCGCAACTACGTCCAGCTCCCGGGCACCGAGATGGGGCCCGCCTCCGAGCGCGGCTACGACGACGCCGTGACCAGCCTGATGATCGCCATCTGCTCGACGATGACCGAGCCGGCCCTCCCCTACGGCCCCTCCGAGACCCTCTACGACGACATCGGCGGCAAGCCCCCCTGGGAGGCGTTTAACTAGGTACAGTGCATCGTGGCCTCTCCTGAGTACCAGTACCGTTGCCGCAACTGCAACCGCCTCTTCGCCTGCGGCGAGCGGGCCGACGTCACCATGTGCCCCGACTGCGGCCGGGGGGCAACAAGAGTGTTTGCCTTCACAACCTCACCTTCCATGCAAGAGCACTGGAACCAGGCGGTGGGCCAGTACGTGTCGAACCGCCAGGAGATGAGCGAGGCCCTCAAGCGCCAGGGCGACGAGATGTCAGAGCGCACCGGGATCCACCACGACTACGAGATGGTCAGCCCCTCCGAGATGGCCGACCCCTCCGCCGTCGGGGCCTCGCGTGAGAACCTGGACGAGACCCACCGCCGACAGCGCGACCACCCTGAGATGTTCGGGTGACCATACCCACGCTGTCCCAGGTCGACGACCCCCAGGCGTCCGAAGCCGACGAGTTCGAGCTCATCGCGGGACTCGAGAACCTCTACAACATGGCGAAGGACAAGAAGCAGCAGTACCTCGCCATGTGGCGGCGCAACTACCTCTTGGTCAGCACCCGCCAGAACCGCGCCTCGGGCAACCAGCCGTGGTCGGCCAACGTCACCGACTCTGAGATCTTCCCCATCCTGTCGTCGCGCATCGCCTGGATCACCGACCAGAGGATCCAGTTCGACGTCGCCCCCGAGGCCACCCCCGGCTCGCCGTGGTCCGACCACATGACCGTGCTCGGCACCCACATGCAACAGCTCTTGGACACCAACTGGCAGGTGCAGGGCTGGGACACCGAGGTCCTGCTGTCCTTGTGGGACTCGGCCATGTTCGGGGCGGGCATCGTCAAGGCGGTGTGGGACGCAGGCGCGGACTCGGGGATGGGCAACGCCGGCCTCAAGCGGGTCGACGTGTGGAAGTTCTACCCCGACCCCAACGCCACGAGGATGTCCGACGCCGAGTACTTCTTCGAGGTCAACCGGATGTCCTTCGCCGAGATCGAGCGGAGGTTCCCGACCACCTCACAGACCCTGATCGCGGACGCGCTCTATCACGGCGACGGCTCGGACAACACCACCGAGCGGCCCGTTTACGCACCGAGTGCCGACTACCCCCTCGCGAACCCAGGCAACCTGCCAGGGTCCAACGCGAGTGTCTACGGGCTCCCAGGACAGTCCCGGCGCAGTGGTGCCGACCAGTCGATCGAGAATGGCGTCTACGTCAAGGAGTGCTGGATCCGCCAGAACCGACGCACCGAGCGCGAAACCACGGACCCCACTCACGGCCTCGGCGACGAAGACGTCGTCTACGACGAGTGGCGCGTCGTCGTCTACACCGGGCACACCGTTCTCCTCGACGAGCTGGCGGTCAACCTCTGGCAGCACGACCGTCACCCGTATGAGCGCTTCGTCGACGAGGAGATCGGCGAGTTCTGGCCCACGCCAATAACGTCCCATTTGGCCCCCTGTCAGATAGCCATCGACCGGCTGCTGTCGTCGATCCAGGGTAACGCCGAGTTGATCGGGAACCCGGTCTTTCGAGACGTGACGGGGTCGGGCCTCACCCGCACCCAGATGATGAACCGCCCCGGCATGCGCGTCGAGGTCAACTCACAGGCCATGCAGCAGGGTGGGGGGCCGGGGTGGCTGACCCCGCCCGAGCTCCCCCAGTTCGTCATGTCCACGGTGCAGTTCTGGATCGGGCGCATGGAGAACATCTCGGGCCTGAGCGGCCCGCAGAAAGGCCAGCCGGCCACCGGACGACCTGCGCAGCAGACCGTGCAAGCGACCCAAGAGGCGGGCTTCGTGCGGATCCGATCTGCGCTGCGGAATCTCGAGCGAACGCTCTCGTCCATCGGTGACCTGCTGGCGAACCTGATCGTACAGAACTACGACGTCCCGCGCGTGGTTGCCATCGTCGGCGACGACGGGATGGACACCGCCATCCGCCTGGCCGCCCAGCACTTCTACATCCCCAAGCGCGACCTCAAGGGCAAGCTGGTCGCCGAGCCGCTCAAGTTCTCCCTGGTCGTCAAGTGCGGCAGCGCGGCCCCGACGTCACGCCAGGCCCGCATCGCCGAGGCCGACGCCCTCTTCGCCATGCACGCCATCGACCCCCAGGCGGTGCTCCAGGCCCACGCCTGGCCCAACTGGCAGGCGGTGGTGGCCCGCATGCAACAGGCCGCCCAGGCCCAGGCGGCCGCCCAGGCCCAACAACGCGGGTCGGGGGGTCAGGGCCAGCCGCGGGGCCCGGGGACCGGTCACCCGCATTGAGCCTCAAGGCGAAGGAGGAATCGGCCGATCCCCCTCACGTCGTGACCGTTCCAGAGTTCATCTCCATCCTCGCCATCGTCGCCATCATCTTCGGCCTGCTCCTCTCTGCCATAGGGGTGCTGGTCATGTCCATCGTGCGTGACATCCGAGGTGACATCGCCGAACTGCGCAACGAAGTCGAGCGGGTCAGGAGAACTCAGCAATTGCTCTGAACAGGGCCTTTCCGAAACCCTCGGCCTGGGTTATCCACAGGCGTCGACTGACGTGGACTGCGGTAAGGAGGCTCGCATCTTCTCCGCGAGTACCGGCGCCCAACCGGCGCGAGGGGTCCGTGCCGTCTCCGGCGTTCGTGTGACGCTCTGCGGAACTCAAGTGGAACTCAGTGCGTAGGACGACTATCTGTCGCGCACATCGCGTACGATGTCAAGTGGTCCGGGGTACGTGGAACTCCTCCGGTCGCCGTCGGATCGGCCCCCCGAACGTGGCATAGCCAGCGGGGGGTCGGTTCGCGTCATACTGACCTCATGCTCGCCCTGTCGATCATCTTGGGCATCGTCATCACGCTCCTGATCATCTTCGCCAAGCCCGAGCGCAAGCCGCGCAAGGACGACGGGTACTGGCATTGGGACTGACCCGGGGGTATAGTCCGCTTGTCCACCTGAACAAACCGTTGTCATCCGGTCGTCCTACGCCAAAGGAATCCGGAGCGGGTGGAGAGAACGCAGAGTCCCGAAAGGGAACCAGGCCCCGGCTCCCCTAACGGCCGGGGTCTCTGCGCGTGAGAGACCCGGTTTCACGCTTGTGGATGGCTCTGCTCGGTGACCGGGTCTCTCGCATCCGCTCAGCGCAACCGCCCTTGGCCTAGTCTTGGCCGAGGTGACCTGGAAGTCTTTCGGAGCCTGTGTCGGGCACAGCGACGTCGACTTTTTCCCCGACTCCAAGGCCGGCCGCCACGCCTCGGCCGCGGCCAAGAGCCTGTGCGCGCGCTGCTACGTGCGGGCCCAGTGCCTCGACGAGGCCCTCGCCTACGACGAGGCGGGCATCTGGGGTGGCACCACCGAGACCGAGCGCAGGGCCATCAAGGCCCGCTACATCAGGGTGAAGGGGCCGAAGGCCCTTGCCCGCACCATCTTCGACCTGTGATTCTCTGACCATGCCGTCTACGTCACCGCGCAGCTCGAGGGCGATGGCCGAGGCCCCGCCCGCCACCGACAACGTCGCCCACATGCTCCGTACCGCCGACGGGCACCGGGCCTACCCCCGCTACCCCGACGGGATCGAGTTCGACCTGTGCGACTCCGACGGTACGGGGGCGTCCAAGCACGTGTCAGAGATCCGCGACTTCAGAGGGGACTTCGAGTAATGGCAGGAGTGAGACCACACAAGCTGCGCACGCACAACAAGGGTGGCCGCTTCGGCGGTGCGCCGCACTCGTCCAACGCGCGTCCCCCGCGCCCGGTGCGGATGGCGCGTCACCGCGGCCGCTGATGCCGTTCAAGTCCCTCATCTTCAAGACCGGCAACCGCGGCGGCCGCAAGGCAGGCTCGCGGCGTAAATCGAGGAGGAAGTAAGTGCCAACCTGGAACCTGCACATCGTCGGCCAGAGCGCTCCCGAAGACGTCGTCGCCATCGCCTCTGACATCGGCAAGGTGATCACCGGCGCCGAGCATCAGGTGGTGTCGATGGTGCTGACGACCGACGACGGGACGCAAGACGTCACGCCCGCCCCCGCCGCAGCCGGGGAGCCGCCGGCAGAACCGCCGGCAGAACCGCCGGCAGAACCAGCACCGGCAGAACCGGTGCCGACCGACACTCCCCCGTCCTGAGATCGCGTAAGGAGAGACAGACGACGTCTGTGCTCCGCTCCGAGAGGAGGTGAAAGCAAACATGGCTAGGCACAAGCGAGGTGGCCGTCGGGGTCACCGCAAGTAGTTCTCTGTTCGGCCTCCCTGGATAGGGCCGATCAGGGTACGAGGGGGGGTGGTGTCCGACACGCCACCCTCCCTCGACCATCTGTGAGAAGTGTTATTTCTGTTATTTAGGAGTGTTCCTCCGGCGGCTCAGCAATAACGGAAATAACACTGTCATCGAAGAGAAAGTGAGCACACATGGCGACTCCCCCCGTACCGCGGGCGGCATCGAACTACATGGGCAAGGGCGGCAAGACCAACGTCCAGATGCAGGGCCAGACCGACTCGGGCAGCTACGGTTCCGACGTCGACATCGAGCGGCGCACCCCGCACCCGCCCACGGACGTGAAGCCGACGTAGTTGGCAAGCGGCCCCCAGTCCTTCTCCGACGGCCTGCAGACGCTGGCCGCCGATGCGATGCGCCTCGCCACACTCCCCGACGCCGACCCGGTCTTCTGCATGAAGCTGGCTCAGGCCGTCGTGGCCAAGGCGCGCGCCCCCCAAGGACCGCCACGCCCGCCGGGAGCACCCAGCGGAGCACCCCCGCCGGGAGCGGGCGCGGCTGGACCGGGCATCGGCCCCAGTGGTATGGCGGGTGGTGGTCCGGGGGGATCACCGGCCAATGGGGCCATGCCCACACTCGGGGCGCCCACGATGGGACCGGGGCCCTCGGCCGGTCTCAACCCGCGTGCCAACAACGGTGACGAGATCCGCCGCATGATCGCAGGAGCAACCGGCTGATGGCCTACGGAGGTCAAGTCGTTCGGACGGGTGTGAAGAGTCAGCCGACCTACCGTTGGACGACGCGTCAGGAAAACCCTGGCGGGATGGCCCGTCTGGGTGTCAGGCCGAGCACTCGAAAGGAAAGACGCCGATGAGTGACGCACTGCCGACGGGCGAAGAAGACCGCGAGGACCTTGCTGATGCGCCAGAACCAGACGCCCTCGAGTCCGAGCTCGGCATCGTCCTCACCGACGAGGAGCGGGCCGAGGCGCAGGTCATGGTCGAGCGCCTCAAGGGCCAGTTCGGCCTGGATACGGCAGAGGAAGAAGAGCCTGACGCCGAACCATCCGAGCCTGAGGAAGAACCCGAACCCGAACCCGAACCCGAGCCCGAGCCAGAGTCTGCACCCGTAGAGGCCGAGCGCTGGATCACCATCGACGGCCGCCAGGTCCCCGTCGAAGAGGCGCGCTCGATGCTGCAGCTGCGCCAGTTCCTGGCCCAGAACCCCGACCGCGCCGCCGCGGTGCAACGCGCCGTGGAGGGCGAGCCTGCGCCCGAGCCGCCACAAGAGCCAGAGCCGCCCGAGTTCTTGGACCTCGACGACCCGTCGCAGCGCTTCATGTGGGAGCAGCTCAAGGCCCAACGCGTCGCCATCAACTCGATGCAGCAGTCCCTCAACCGCCAGGCCGAGCAGTCGGCGCGCTCGGAGGGCCTGCGCATGGCGCAGAACGCGATGGACACCTTCCGCCACAACCACCCCGAGCTGACCGAGGACGACGTGCAGACCGTGCGCATCCACGCCGTTGCGCTCAACATCATCCCGGGCCTCCAGGCCGGCGGGATGGCGGGGCAGGACGCCGTGCTGAAGGCCCTTGACCTCGCGTATCTCGATCACCCAGAGTTTCGGGCGAAGGTGACGGGCCAACCGTCACCGCGACAGCAGAAGCAGACAGAGTCCAAGCAGCGCAAGCAGAAGCTCGCCGGACTCGCCGGGTCTTCGACGGCGGTGAGCAGGGAGCCAGAAGCACCGAGGCGACCGGAGACAGATCGAGAGATGAGATCGCAAGCAGCGCAGTGGCTGTCCGATCAGGGCGTCCTCTAGGACAGGAGTAGACCGTGGCCGTAACCGCAATCGGGACCAACACCGTCACCGCGATCGCGAGGCGCTACATCATCCCGCGCATCGTCGACAACGTCTACGGCTCCAACGTGCTGTTCAGCCGTTGGAACAAGATGAACAAGATCGTCATCAAGGGCGGCACCCAGATCGAAGTGCCCCTCATGTACACGGCGATGGCGGCGGGCGGGTGGTACAGCGGCTACCAGCTCCTCAACGTGCAGCCGACCGACTCGATCCAGAACGGCGCGCTGGCCTGGAAGCAGGCGTACTCGGCGGTGACGGTCGACGGCCTCACGCTGCTGCGCACCGACGGCGCCGACTCCATCGTCGACTACATCGCCACGCAGTTCAAGCAGGCCGAGATGGACCTCTTCGACACGCTCGGTGGCGGCCTCTTCGCCGACGGCACCAACAGCCTCACCATCGACGGACTGCAAGAGGTGGTCGACAACGGCACGGTGCAGTCCACCTACGCCACGATCAGCCACTCGTCGAACTCGTGGTGGAACGCCCAGATCGACTCGACCACGACGACGATGGGATCGACCGCGCTCAACTCGCTGTTCATGAACTGCACGAGCGGTGGCCGCTCGCCCACCATCATCGTGTCGAACAACACGAACTACTCGCGCTACTGGAACCTCAACACCTCGATCCAGCAGTTCCCCGTCCAGCCCGGGGGCAAGGACGTCCAGCTCGCCCAGAGCGGTTTCGAGAACCTGCTCTTCAACGGCGTGCCGTGGGTCACCGACTCCCACGTCGGCACCACGGCGGTGACCGGCGGCCCGTACTTCTTGAACGAGGACTACTTCGAGCTGATCGTCAGCGAGATGGCAAACTTCAAGCTCCAGGATTTCCAGACCCCCGTGAACCAGGATGCGATGACCGCGCTGCTCTTGTGGGCGGGAAACCTCACGTGCGGCAACATCGCGCGCCAAGGGCGTTTCACCGCTCTGACCGGTTAAGGAGAACCGATGCCCCAAGCACAACTGACCAACGTCGCAGGCGCGGACGGTGAGTCCTTCGCCACCGGGCCGGTCATGCAGGACGTGTGCAACACGACCACGACCGCCATCCCGACCGGCGCCCTCGTCGCCATCCAGACGCCCATCACCGGGACGACCACGACCATCTTCGGCGTCGGCAACGCGACCTCTGTCGCCACGACCGCTCCCCTCAACGTCGGCATCTGCGCCTCGGGCAAGGGCGGCGGCACCTCCATCAGCGCGGCGGGCACGGCGGGGCAGGCGGGCGGCCTGGGCCAGATCGTCACCCACGGCCACGTGCGCGCCCTGGTCGACAACACCACCACGCCGACGGTGGTCGGGCACCGCCTTATCATCGGCGGCACCACGGCCGGGTGCCTGTCGGACTCGGGTGCCACCACCGCGGCGGCCGGCGTGAACTACGGAGTGGTCCTCGAGGCCCTCACCCCCACCACCACGGGCACGCTCACCAACATCTGGTTCGAGAAAACCTGAGGTACCGTAGGGTACTGCGCTACCCTGCTTGCATGCCCGACACGCTCCCGGTGGCCCTCGGCATGATCACCGCGGGCGAGATCCGCATGGAGACGGTGGAGTCGATCTGTGCCTGCCTCGCCACCCAGACCGTGGCGCGCACGTTCTTCGTCCAGAACGGCCCCTACCTCGACAACGGCCGCAACGAGCTGGTCCGCACCTTCATGTGCCCCGAGGTCCGCGACTTCTGCACCCACCTGCTCATGGTCGACTCGGACATCGCCTTCACCCCCGACGACGTGCGCGCCCTGTACGCCGCAGCCGACGAACGGGCGGTGGTCGGGGGGGTCTACTACAACAACTTCGGCGGCACGCCCAAGCCCGTCGTCCACGAATGGCAAGACATCGAAGTCGACGGCGTGATGCGCCACACCCAGGTGGAGATCGACGCCTGGTCCGACGGGTGGCCGCTGTGGCCCATAGGCCACTGCCCGCGCGGGAGCCAGGACCCCTGCGTCAAGGTGTCGGCGATGGGGGCGGGGTTCCTCATGATCCGCCACGAGGTGCTCGACGTCATGCGCGCCGTCTACGACGAGCCCCAGCCCTGGTTCTCAGAACCGGTGGTCGACGGCGTCCACTTCGGTGAGGACCTCGCCTTCTGCAACCGGGTGTGGGAGCGGGGCTTCAGCGTGTGGGCGCACCGCGAGGTCGAGGTCGCCCACGTCAAGAACATCGTGCTCGGACCCAAACCCGACTACAAGGTGGCATCATGACCCTGCTCAACGGCGACATGCCCGTCCTCTCGGTGGAGGACAGCTTCCGCCTCGTCTACCACGGCACCTACGGGGTGTTGCACTTCGACAAGAACACGGGGGAGAACGAGATCGAGACCGTGCAGGGACCGCTGCCGCGGGGCAAGTTCGTCTGGGACGGGGTGGACTACCTCGGCGACATGGCCAACGGCGAGGAGCGCTTCGTCGGCTTCGACGTGGTGCGGGTCTACTTCGGCGACCCGCGCTCGATCATGACGGGGGGCCAGCGCTTCGAGGACCGCAAGGGCAGGGCGGGCGACATCGCGCCGCGCCCCGAAGAGACACGGCGCCTCAGCGTGCTCTACGGCCTCTACGACACCGACTCGGCACGCGTCCACCAGATCGTGCCCGACGTCGGCATCTTCACCGCCGAGGGCACCGAGATCATCTGCCCCGCCACCGACCCCCTCGGCGAGCACGTCTACGGCCACGTCACCGACTCGGCCGAGAACTACGACCTCGCCACGACCATCGAGTCGCTCAAGGTCCAGGTACGCGCGCTCGAAGAGGCGCAGAAAGCCAACGCCAAGCGCGGCGACGACAACTCGGGGGCCGACGTCGAGGTCGACGCCCCGCGCACCAAGCGTGCAGCTTCCGCCTAAGCCGTTCCACCTCCTCGACGCCGAGGAGCGGATCTCCCACCTCGAGGACATCTGCCGCGAGTTGTACGCGTGCCACCTCGACCTGTCCCAGGTGAGGATCCAGTACCTGTGGCACTACGGCCAGGCGTACAAGGCGTCGGTGTCGAACCACGTGTCGGGGCGCATCCAAGAGGCCGAGATCGCGGCGGCCGCCATACGCGAGGACGAGCTCGCCCTGCTCGGGCGCATCGACGCGCTGAGCGCCATGCGCGACTACCTGAGCGTGGTCATCGGCCGTGAGTAACACCGCCAGCCAGCCTCCCGACCAACGGGGCCTGCAGTCGATTTTCATCAACGACTTCACGCCGGGTTGTTACGACTCGTCTTGGATCTCCTCTCCCACCGGAGGGACCGCAGAGAGCGGCCCGTACCCCGCGCCCTTGGGCGCGGCCGATGCGGGCGGCACCTTCGGGTGCATGAGCCTCAAGACCGGCGGCCTCGGTCCCCTGCCCCAGTTGATCGACCACCACAGCCCAGCGGACTTCGACCTGTCCACCCCGGCGGGGGCGAGCCAGTCGGGCTACATGATGATGTTCGCCACCGCCTACAACGGCGACCGCCCCGGCGGCGACGAGATCCTCATCGGGCAGTGCTACGTCACCTCTGGAGGAGTGCTCTCCATCTTCATCGTGTCGATCCTGTGGGACACCCCCGGATCCTTCAACGCCATTGCGGAGCCGGTCATCTCGGGCCTGCCGGGTGGGCAGTTCTGGCCGGCGTCGATCTGCTACCCCTACGTCACCCGCGTCGCCACGGCCAGCCCGACGACGACCATCGGCCAGCCGGTGGTGGAGATCCCGCTCGCGTCGAACTACGCGACGACGGCCTTCGGGCTGTACCTCTACCCCGATCCGGCCGCTCCCTCGGCCTACGGCATCCACATCATGTCGACCGGCCTGCAGGTGCCGGGGTTCTGCTTCGTGCACCAGGGCAGGATCTGCATGCTCGACACCGACATCACCGAGTGGCCGACCAACCCGGCGCTGTCGTACTTCGACATCATCTCCTACAGCGACCCGGCGAACTCGGAGACATGGCTCTCCACCGCCGAGGTCTTCGGGCCCGAGAACCCCTACGGCTACGGCGCGGTGTCCTCTGTGTCCGCGGGCGAACTCTTCATGGTCAAGACCCACGGCGGCGGGGGGTCCGGAGGCGGCGGCATCGTCGTCCAGGGCGACCTCAACAACCCGACCATCACCACGCTGCCGGGTGTGAAGTCGACCGGCCCCATCTACGGCCGCCCCGACACCGACCAGAACGGGGCCTACTACTGCGTGCAGAACGAGGGCGCGTGGGTGTGGAACGGCGGCAACGCGAGCACCAAGATCAGCCAGCAACTCGACGACAACTTCTTCGTCACCGAGACTCCCTGGCCCGCCCTCAACGGCACCGACAACGAGAGCGGCATCCAGCCCTACGGCTACTTCTGCCAGCGCTGGGGCGACTGGATGCTCTTTTCCAACAACTGGATCTACAACTCCTCCACCGGAGGCTGGTGGACGCTCTACAGCCGGGACTTCTTCAGCTTCTTCTATTACAGCCTGGGCTTCCACTCCAACTTCTTGTACGCCGGCCTGCAGTTCACCAACGCCAACGCGGACTCCAACCCGTTCCTCGCCAAGTTCGACCGCACCGTCCCCACCCTCCAATACCAGTGGGCGTCGCTCCCGATCCGTCCCAGCGCGGTCGACCGGTCCCTCGACATCCGAGAGGTGACCATCAGGGCGGTCAACGCCTACGCCGACGCGGGGCCCAGCGTCCAGTTGGGGGTCGTGGGCGAGGGCGGAACGGCGGTCGACCTCGGGATCTGGACGATGGACCCGACCAACCCCGGCGTGCAGATCCACAGCTTCAGCGTCGGACGAGCCACGCTCGGGCCGGTGGAGAACATCTCGCTCACCGTCCAGGCCAACGGCACGGGGTCGTTGTCGGGCAACGGCGGGGCACCGGTCATCTACGACATCACCGTGCAGTACCGGGTGCGCGAGCAGGTGCCGAGGCAGTAGTGCCGCCCACCTACGTCGGCACCAGCCAGACCTTCTGCTCCATCCCCTCGCTGCTCATCAGCGACCTGGGGCGGGCCCAGGACCCCATCGTGCGCCGCGCCCTCCTGCAGATCCAGGACTTCTGCAACTCCATCGGGACGGTGCAGGGCACCACCGGGAGCTCCACCGCGACCCTCGGGACGCACTACCCCGGGGTCACGACCACCCCGGCGACGTGGACCCAGGTTTCCTACCAGGGCCAGAAGGCGTACATCCCGGTGTGGGTGTGACGCCTCGGACGAGGGTGGCGTCGTAGGATTCGAGCATGGGCGCATCGTCGGTCCAACTCCAGACCGCACTGACCGACGTGCGGTCGTTCCTCAACGAGCCGACCGCCCAGGAGTGGAGCGACAGCCAGCTCACCGCCTACCTGAACATGGGCCAGGCCGACGTGCAGCGCAAGTCCGAGGCGCTGCGCTCGAGCCTCGTCGTGCCGGTCACCGCCAACGTGCAGCGCTACGCGGGACCGCCCGACAGCCTGCGCATCTACCGGGTGGAGTACATCCCGACCTCGACGGTGCCCGCCATCTTGTCCTCGGGGGTGCAGACGTACTCGCTCGAGTTCCGCGGCTTCAACGAGATGGACGCCATCTGGGGCATCTACCAGCAGTACACCGGGGCCTACCCCTCGCTGTACACGCTGTGGAACCAGCCGCCCGACCTGACCATCGTGACCTATCCGGTGCCGGCCGAGGACGGCCAGCTCAACGTCTACTACTACCCCCAGCCCAAGGCGATGGTGAACCAGACCGACACCCTCGACTGCCTGCCGGGGTTCGAGGACGTGATCTACGACTACGCCGCCTACCGGGCGCTGCGCCAGGACGCCGACCCGCGCTGGAAGGACCAGTGGACGCTGTACTCGGAGAACCTGTCGAGCATGATCGACATGAGCCGCCTCTTCACCGACCAGCCCAACGCCTTCAGCTCGGGGTCGATGAACGTGCCCTCGTGGCTGGTGACCGGGAGCGACTGGTGGTGAGCGCCAAGCCCCGTCCCTGCGGTCCCTGCGGTGCGCCGCGCCCGCCCTTCAGCCCGACCTTCCCGACCCGGCCGGTGCGATGAGCAACGCCTACGGCGGGCAGGGCCCGAACCCGGTCCAGCAGTTCACCCAGGACGTCCAGAACTTCGGCAACAGCCCCAACACGCTCCAGGACATCCTGGGCCAGATGGGGGCGTCGACCTCCCCCGCCCTCGCCCAGGCCGACCTGCAGGCCGCCCTCGCGGGCCAGCAGTACGGGCTGAACCAGCAGCAGTACGGGCTGACCACTACCAACCTCGAGCAGCAGGCGGCCAACCAACTCGGCCAACTGGGGATCTCGGGCCAGCAACTCGGCCTCCAGGGCCAGGGACTTCAGGCCCAGGCGGGACTGCTGGGCGTCACCACGGGCATCGAGCAGCAGGAGTACGGCCTGCAGCAGCAGGGCTACGGGCTGTCGGCGCAGCAACTCGGCCTCGAAGCCCAGCAGTACCCCGAGCAACTCCAAGAAGCCGCCCTCAACTACAACACCAACCGCGAGAACCTCGTCGGCAACCTCGCCGCCTCGGGGGCGATGAACACGGTCGGGTCCACCCAGCAGCAGAACGTGCTCGGCCAGCAGTACGGCTGGCAGGTGGCCGACATCAACCGCGCCGCGGCGGGACTGGGACTGCAGCAGCAACAACTCGGCCTCCAACAGCAGGAGTCCGTGCTCGGCCAGCAGGCCACCACGGCCCAGCAGCAGTACTCGGCGGCCGACATCGCCCGCCAGCAGCAGAACCTCGCCCTGCTCGCCCAGTCCAACGGGCTGTCGGTCCAAGAGGTCCAACAGCAGCTCGGCTACGGCCTGGCCCAGTCCGGACTCGACCTGCAGCAGAACCTTCCCCAGCTTCTCAACAGCCTGTCGTCGATCTACACGGGAGAGCTCGGTGACGTGGAGTCGGCCGCGGGGGCGGCGGGGCTGCTCGGGGGAACCTCGCTCGCCCAGATCGGCAACAACGCGGGCGTCAACATGTACTCGCCGGGGGTGACCAATGTCGGTTGACGAGAAGAAGAAGAAACCGAAGCAGAAACCGAAGCAGAAGCCGGACTCCGCTTACGAGGAGGCCCAGTTCAAGCGACTCTCGGGACAGGTCACCTCCGACATCGCCAAGGAGAAGGCGAAGGGCACCTCGTCGAGCGAGGAGTCCAAGCTCGGTGCGCAGATCCAACACGACATCGGGGGCGAGGAGGCCCTCACCGCGGCGGGGATGGGCCACCACCCCGACGCCAAGGCCCTTCTGGCCGCGGGCATCGACCCCAAACGCCTGACGCAACTGGCGACCGCCAACGCCCCCAACCACCCCGCTACCGCAGGACTGGCCGCCGCCAACCCGAACGCGGGGGTGGGCTTCAGTGCGGACCCGAGCACTCCCGAGCAGTACGCGGCCGACGTGCTCAAGGAGTCCAACCTGCCCGACACCAAGTCCAACGAGCAGTTGCTCATGGAGCAGATGACGGTCGAAGGGATGCCCGGGTCCGAGAACAACCCACTCGCCACGTCCAAGCCCGATACGGGGTCCTCTTCGATCAACTCGGCCGGGGTGCAGGACTACCCCAGCCTCGCAGAAGGGGCGACGGCCGAGGCCATGACCCTCATGCAGCCCAACATGGCCTCCATCTACGACGCCCTCAAGAGCGGGACGGCCACACCGCAGCAGTACGCGGCGGGCCTCGCAGGATCCTCCTATGAGGGCAGCGACCCGGCCGCCAACGCCGCCTACGCCAACTCCTTCCTCAAGGACGCCGGCCAGCCCGAGGAGTCCTTCCCCGGGGGCGGGGCAGGAGGTACCGGGGGTGGTGGGGCCTATGGAGGGGGGACGAGCGACACCACAGGCGCCCAGGCCATCGCCAACGCCGGATCGTCCAACCTCTTCGCCGGCCTGTCCAACCTCTTCGGGGGCACCGCAGGGTCCCCCGTCACCGCCAACAGCCTGCAGCAGGCGCTGAGCGGCCTCTCGTCGAACCCTGAGGCGGCGACCGAGACGGCCAACACGCAGAACGCCCCCGGCTCGCCCGACGCCCAGACGCCCGATTCGCAGAAGCTCCCTCAGGGCACCCAGGCCCCGCAGCTCCTCTCGCCTGCGGCCTACCAGGCCATACTGAGCCAGTTGGTGCCGGGGATCACCCCGGGCACGGCAGGGAAGCAATAGATGGAACTCGACGAGAGCGGCTCCAACTTCTTCGGCGGCAACGTCAGCGACCCGTTCGCGCCCGCCACCGAGCCCGACCCCTTCGAGCAGCCGACCAAGCCCAAGCAGAAGGCGGCCACCAAGAAGGCCGTCCGCTCCGTCAGCCCGCAGGGCACGACCCAGTACGGCGAGGGCTTCCGGGCGGCCACCGGACTCGGCGGTCCCGACGCCCCGCCGGACCTGCCCTCCGACGAGATCGACATCGGGGGCAAGACCTACAAGTTCAGCGCGGTCACCGACCCCACCGGCAACGTGGAGTCCTACACCGCGCAGGGCCCTGAAGGGGCGGTCAAGCTCACCCCCGCCGACTACAAGTACCTCAAGTACGTCGAGGGCCAGAACGCGATGGTCCCGGGCAAGCCCGGCGAGACCGAGCAACCGGGCGACCCGCACCAACTGAGCGACAAGGAGTACGACACCCTGACCCAAGAGGCGTCGCGGGGCAACAAGCTCGCCCAGGAGATCCTGGTCAAGGGCCATTACAAGGCGAAGGACTTCCCGACCCTCACCCAGGACCTCCAAAAGATGGCCGACCCCTTCGTCAACGCCCTCTCCAACCTGCCCAACGTGGCGAGCACGGCCGAGTCCCAGCTCCAGGCGGTCACCCAGCCGTACGACTTCGCCAACGCCGAGGGCCAGGTGAACAACATCCTGACCAACCAGATGGGCATGGCCGCGCTGGCCCAGCCCTCGGCGGCGACGTCGTCGTTCGTGTCCAAGGTCGACCAGATCGCCTCCACAAATCCCTTGACCCAGAGCACGCTCGGCCTGCCCACCATCGAGTCAGCGCTCGGCGAGCTCGGGCCGGCGGCCAAGCTCTCGACCAAGGCCACCCCCAACGCCGCCCTCCTCCAGGCCCTGCTCAGCCACATCCAGTACCAGGACGTCTACGGCACGGGCCTGTCGTCGACCGCGGCCGCCCAGAACAACCCGAACTGGCTGCAGCAGCTCATCGCGGCCGTCAACCTCTCGGATCTCGGGGGCGGGATCCCGGGCATCACCTCGGCCGCAAGCGCCGCGCGCCGTGCGCCCTCGGCGTCGACCACCGGCCCGGGCGGGGTGCCGAACACGGGCTGATGAACAAGGCCGGGTACCAGACCTTCCAACAGACGTGGGCCAAGACGGTCAACTGGGCACGCTCCCAGGGCATCCCCAACTCGGCCATCGTTCCCGTCTACGACATGGACTCGAGCCGCTTCGTCCAGGGCACGTACACGATGTCAGAGGGCGAGCGGGTGCGGGCCATCCTGGCCTCGGCCAACCCCAACAACGTCACGCCGCTGCCGAGCGACAACCCCGAGCCTGGGATCGGCGGCTTCTTCCACAACATGATGCACGACGCCCAGAACATCTTCACCGGCCTCGAGCCGACCCACCTCGTCGACTCGATCTACCAGAGCGTGAAGAACACCGTCGAGCACCCGGGCTGGCTGCTCGACCCCGAGAAGAACACCCTGGCCCAGTTCATCCCGGGCGTCAGTTTGATCGGCGAGTACGAGGAGGGGGGACTGTCCAACGTCTTGGGCCACCCGCTCGTCACCGCGCTCAATGTGCTCGGCCTCGCCTCGGCCGGCGTCGGGGCCGTGGCGCATCTCGGTCTCGCCGACACACTGGCCGAGAGTGGGATCGCGGGCGTGTCGGCCATCGGGCGCGGGGCCAAGGAGGGCCTCGGGCCGACCGGCATCGTGCGCAAGGCCATTGGTGGGATCGCCACGGGCAAGGAGGGCCTGTACATGGGCCCCGACGGCACGCCCGCCTACGGGGCGCTGACCGTCAGCCAGCGGGTCAAGAACTGGACGAACACCAAGGGGATCGGCTCGGACCTGGCCGAGATCGGGGCGCAGGTCCACGGCGAAGAGGCGCACGGCGCGTCGGTGTTCAAGCAGCTCGTCACCGACTTCGCCGCCGCCAACGCCAAGTTGGGCGAGGTCAGCGTGCCGATGCGCGACGCCTACACGGCCAAGCTGTTCAACGCGCCGCAGGGCACGACCATCACCGCGGTCAAGGCGGCCTACAACCTCGTCACCATGAGCGGCAAGGGCTTCGGTGAACTCGCCGCCAACGACGCCGTCCCCGTCGCCGTCAAAGAACTCCTCCCCCACTTCGAGAGGGCGGCCGAGTGGCTCGAAGAGGCGGGCCTCGCCTCGGGCAAGCTGGTCAAGGTCCGCATGCCCGACGGCTCCTCCGAGGTCTACACGGCTTCGGAGGCGGCGCCGATCAACGTGCTGATCAGAAAGCTCGACAAGTCCGAGGCGAACGTCGACAAGCTGTCAAAGACGGTCTCGGCCCAGTCGGCCCTCATCCAGCACAACGACACCGTGGTCGAGCCCGCCTTCGACGTGCTGTCGCAGATCGCGGGACAGGTCCAGGTGGGTACCCGCTACTCGTTGCTCGAGCCGGGTATGCGCGCCGACGTGGCCGAGACCCTCATGGGAGCCACGCGCAAGGACCAGATGCCCGAGCGCATGAACGTGAGCGACGCCAACCTGGCCAGCATCCTGGGCGTGCCCAAGGTGACGACCACCCAGGCCCGCATGGTCAACGAGATCTTCGGCACCGGGGGCCTGATCGACCAGATCGCCGCCGCCTATCAGCGTGAGGACTTCGGGGCCTTCCGCGACATCTCGCTGAAGTTGCGCAACAAGCTCAAGACCGTGATGGGCGCGACGGTGCGCAAGCCCAAGGTCGGGCCCGCCGCGCCTGAAGTCGCCTCGCCGGTCATGGCCCAGGTGCGCACCATCGCGGACAACCTCTACACCTACGGCAAGGAGCGCAAGAAGGCCGAGGACAAGCTGAACAACGCGGTCACCCCGAAGCTCGAGGCCGCGGTGCGCAACCACCAGAAGCTCCAGGCCCGCTACGAGAAGGCCGTGTGGAACCACCCCTCCGCGGTGTGGCGCCCGATCTACGTCCACCTCGTCAACTCCAAGATCGCCGAGGACGAGGCGGGCGCGCTCGCCGTCGAACGCGCGCTGAGCGACACCACCTTCACCAAGGCGATGGCCGACGGGACCCTCAACGAGGTGCGCTCGGACCCGGTGCGGGTGATCGCGCTGATCCGCACCTACATGGACGCCAGCTTCAAGTCCCCCTTCGGGGCACAGCTCGACCAGAAGGTCATCGACCAGATGAAGTCAGAGGCGAAGGACACCATCATGTCCATGCGCGACCGGGGCGAGGTGCCGAAATACGTCCCCAACTTCTCGTCGCGCAACACCCTGGGCGGCTACGACCCGCACGAGGGGTCGATGGACATCCACATCAACCTGACCCAGTACATGACGCCCGACGCCGTGCGCGAACGGTTGATGGACCAGTCCAACACCATCTACGACATCTTCGCCGGCATGACCCGCGCCATCCGCCAGCAGGTGCAGTCCGACGCCACCCAGCACGTCATCGACGACTACCTGATCCCCAAGTTCGGCTACAAGTCCTCGGACCTGATGCCACTGGTCCTGAAGGAGAACCCGGCCCTGGGCATCGGAGAGGACATCGCCAGCACCCAGGCCCATCTCGCGGCGTACCTCGAGAACACCCTCGGCCTCGAGCGCTTCGACCCCACCCGCTTCGGGATCGCCGGGACGTCCAAGCTCATCGCGGGCGACGAGATCTGGATGCCCAAGACCATCCTCAAGGGCCTCGAAGACGTGACCAAGCTCGAGCGCGAAGGGGCGAGCGCCTTTTTGGCCGGGCCGACCAAGGTCTTCCGCACCGCGGTGCTCGGCTACTCGCCGCGTTTCTTGGCCCACATCCTCTTCGGCGGGTCCTTCCTCATGGCGCTGCGCGAGCCGGCGTCGTTCATGCGCGTGGGAGAGGCGCTGCGCATGCTCAAGGACGACGACTTCCGCTCCGCCATCCACACCCGCTCGACCCAGATCGGGGCCGACGACCCGGTCTCCTACGCCGTGCGCGAGTTCCACCGCGAGGGCGGCAAGACGATGGGGCGTCTGTGGGCGCAGGAGATGATGGACAAGCTGGGCCTGGACCCCTCCAAGATCTCGTCGTGGCTGCAGGTCATCCCCCAGGCGATGTTCAAGGTGACCAACACGATCACCGACATGCAGCGGGCGATGGTGGTGCTCCAGGGGGTGCACCGCGCCGAGAAGGGCGGCATGACCGCGGACCGCGCCCTCGAAGAGGGGATCCGCGCCGCCAACAAGGTGATGGGGGACCTGTCGCACATGACGCCCCTCGAGCGCAACGTCATCACGACGATCATCCCCTTCTACGGCTGGACGAAGCACATCCTCGAGTACGTCGCCACCTACCCCGTCGACCACCCCTACCGCGCCGTGTTCCTGGCCAACATGGCCATGCTCGACTCCGACGAGGTGTCCAAGGGCCTCTACACCCGTATCCAGAACCTCTTCTTCTTGGGCGCGCCCGACGCCGAGGGCAACGTGTCGGCCATCGACGTCCGGTTCTTGAACCCGCTGCGCGACGTGGCGAACTACGCCACGCTCGGCGGCCTCATCTCGATGCTCAACCCGGCCATCAGCGCCCTGCCCTCGATGGTCGACCCCGAGCTCGTCTTCGGCGGCAACGTGCTGTACCCCCAGATCTCCTACAACGACCTCTACGGGGTGAAGACGGCGGCGCCCGCGGGGTCGTGGCTGACCGGCGCCGAGCAGTTCGTGCCCGAGCTGACCGCCCTCGACGCCGCCCTCGGAGCCTCCTCGCAGTACCGCGGACTGGCCAAGGCCAACCCCAACAGCTTCGCCAAGGTCATCTTCGGCGCCCTCAACATCCCCTTCGCCCAGGTGCAGCACCTCAACCTCAAACAGATCGCCGCCACCCAGGAGATCGACCGCTACCAGCAGGCCGAGCAAGCCTCCGAGCAGGCGTTCCAGACCGGCGACTTCGCCGCCCTGTCCGGCTACGGCCCGGTGCCCAACCCCCTGCAACTGGACTACAACATCTCGCCCGCCCAACTGCAGGCCGTCTACAACGCCTCCTTGGCCGAGCTGCCCGGGATCCCGCCGTCCGAGGCCCTGCCCTCCTTGCCGACTCCACCGGGGCTGTAGCACCAGGCTGTACACTCTGTACATGACAACCGACGACCTCGTGGAGTGGGCACGATCCCTGCCCGAGCACGAGTGCGATCTCAGTTTCAATGACGGCGGCGGCGTGTGCCCGGTGTGTGGGGCACTGCGGGTGAGGACACGGCCGATGGCGACGGGATGGGTTCCGTTCGGATCCGCAGGAGTCGGCAGTGGCAACTGAGCGCCTGACCAGACTCAAGATCTACCTCTTGGAATCCGACGAGCCGCAGTACCGCATCGCCGCGTCCTGTGGCATCCATCCCTCGGTGCTCTCGAAGTACGCACTCGGCCAGGAGAACATGAGCATCAAGCACCTCCGCGCCCTGTGCAAGTACTTCAAGTGCCGCCAGTCCGACCTCCTGGGCTGGGACGAGGTCGAGTGGGAGGTGCAGGGTGCCGACCAAGGCTGACCCGCAGACCGGCGAGATCGAGGAGTCGACCGCCTGCGAGCTGGACGTGAAGGCGACGGTGGCCGAACGCTGGCACTGGGTGCTCGCCCACCTGCCCGGTATCGGCAAGGACTCGCGCAACACCCAGCAGAACTTCTCCTACCGCTCCATCGACGCCGTGCTCAAAGAGGTCAAGCCCCTCTTCGCCAAGGCGGGCGTGTTCGTCCTGCCGGCGCGCCAGAAGGCCACCCACGTCGAATGGCAGGGCCAGTCGGGCAAGGCCGTCCACGTCACCCGCCTCGAGGTCATGTGGCAGATCTACGGCGTCTGCGGCGACCACATCTCCGCAGAGACGGTCGGAGAGGCCGCCGACGCCTTCGACAAGGCGACGTCCAAGGCCCAGACCGCCGCCTTCAAGTACCTGCTCTGGCCCTCTCTGGCCATCGCGGACAACGACGACAACGACGGACAGACCCCCGAACCCACCGTGCACCGGGGCACGCTCAAGGCGGTGTCCGAGGGCGGTGCCGCCCTGCGCGACCGGGTCGACACCATGCAGCCGCCACTCGGGGGACCCGACAAGGCCACCATGCCCCAGGTCAACAAGGTCCGCATCGACTGCCGCAACCTCGGCTACGCCGAAGAGGGCACCGAGGTGGTCGAGGCCGTCAACTCCTTCGGCGAGCCGGGATGGCCGGGGTCACTGATCAAGCTCGAGAAGTGGCAGGCGTCTCGCCTCATCGACTTCCTGAACCAGTAGGAGGAATCATGGTGCTCAACCCGAACTGATGCAGGACAAGGTGCGCGCCCGGGTGATGCAGCGCTGTCACAGCGTGTGCGAACGCTGCGGGGTACGACGGGCCGTGCTGATCCATCACCGCCAACGGCGCAGCCAGGGCGGGGGCGACGACGAGGACAACCTCATGGCATTGTGCTCTCAGTGCCACAGCGGCATCCACGACCATCCCGCCGACTCCTACCGTGACGGGTACATGATAAGAAGTGTACAGAATGTACAGAAAGGGTTAGGGTATGACCGACGAGATCAGGGAGGACCTGCCGATGGCGAGTGACGAAGCAGACCAGGCCATAGAAGACATCGAAGAGCGTGTCCGCGAGTCCCAAGAGGAACTCGACCGGGCCAACGCCATGATGGAGTGGGTACAGGGGCTGCCCGAATGACCTACACCCGCATAGAACTGGATCTGATCCTGCAGCGCCTCGACGCTGCCGAGGCTGTGGTGACCGACGCGTTCACGATCCCCGAGGAACAGCGCAGTCCCCTCATGGAGCGGTCCCTGCGTATCTATCAGGCTTCCAGGGCTGGGACCGACGTAGCCCTCTTCAACGTGCGCGACCGCGACAACCTCGAGGGGAGATGGCCGTGACGGGCGTGGACACCTTCACCGAGGCGCTGCGGGTCTTCGTCTACTGCGTGTTCGGTCTCGGCTTGGTGGCGGCCATCATCGCCACGATCGAGATGGTGGCCACCGAGATCCGCCACTACCGCCGCCGCCCCTGGTGGCGCGCCGATGATGACGCCTGACCTCGAGGACCTGTTCCTCCTCGCACAACTGCAGGCCGAGATGGCCGAGCGTGTGCCCGAGTGGGAGGGCCGTCGTGCCCACCTCGAGCGCCGGGAGATCCTGAGGCTTGTCGGCTTGATCCACTCGGCCATACAATCCGACTTGTGACAAGCGATGTTGACCCTCTGGACTGGAAGCAGGTCTACGGCCAGGTGACCGTCTCGGACGAGTTGCTGCGGCGGGAGCCGAGCGACTGGGACCGGCAGCTCTCCCGTGCCTTCACCCTTGAGCGCCATCTCGAGGACCTGTCCGACGCCGTCCGCTACAGCGACCTCGTCGACAAGATGAAGCTCGAGGCCGTGGCCGGGGCACGCGAGTGCGGGGCCACGTGGCCCCAGGTCGCAGAGGTGCTCGGCATCTCCCACCAGGGTGCGCGCTCCACCTGGGCGCGCAGGGTCAAGGCCCTTCAAAAGGAGACCCCCGACTAGGTACGCTCAAGGCGTGGCCCTACGCTCGCGCCAGATCACCCTGTCTGCCTCGACCATCACCCCTCTTCTGGTCCAGGGCACCTCGGGCACCCAGTTCCCCAACATCACCGGCACCACCAGCGACCCCATCCCCGTGTCGTTCATGATCACGTCGGGCACCGTCTACTACGGGGGCCCCGACGTCTCGGCGTCCAACGGGATGGTCATGGTCGCCAACGTGCCGGTGAACTGGAACATCTACTCCAACGACATCCCCTACGTGTTCTCGGCCGGCACCCCGGTGGTGACCGTGGTCTGCGGCAGGCAGTAGATGCCCATCGGCACCGGCGGCGAGCTGGCCGGGAGCGGAGGCGGAGGCTCAGGAGGCGGGGGCGGTTCGGTCTCGTCGGTCTCGGCCGGCGACACCTCGGTCGTCATCAGCCCGACCACGGGGGCCGTCGTGGTCGAGACCGGCACCCTCGACGTCATCGCGGCCGACCACCCGCCCGCGGCCAACTGGTCGAACAACAGCCACAAGATCACCTCGGTGTCCAACGGCACCGCGCCGCAGGACGCCGCCGCCTTCGGCCAGCTCCCGGTGCTCGCGGCGGCCGACACCTCGATCGTCGTCGCTGGTACCGCCACCGCCCCGACCGTCGCCACCAACACGCTCGACGTCATCGCTACGGACCATCCCCCGGCCGCGAGCTGGTCGAACAACTCCTTCAAGATCACCAGCCTGCTCAACGGCACCGCGCC